ATTGAGTTTGAAAAAACAGTAAGTAAATTAGGCTTTCAATATTTTGTTGTTAGAGATTTAGAACAATTCCAAAAATTAATAGAAAATGAAATCTAAACTTCTCGCAGGTAACCGATGGTACAAAGGCTTTCAAGTGCCAGCCGTAATGCCAATTTACATTTCTCCTTTAGGGCGTGAGTTTTACGTGAGTAGCACGATTGATGCAACGGTAAGAATAAAATTTATTGATAATGACGAATTTGTTACAATAACTAAACAACAATTTTTAAAATGTGAAATAGTTAAATAACAATATTTTTTTTATTATAGTTGTTTAATTAAAATAAGTTTCTTACATTTGCTTAATTAAAAAATAGAAATTATGAAAAATTATAGCGAAACAATAAAAAGTATTAAACATAAAACACTAACGGCAAAGGCGTTAAAGTTTAGAATTAATTTAGTTGATTTGCTTGTAAAACATCATGGATTCAATCACCGATTAGAAAAAGGTTTTGAGCCTATTTATAAAAAGACATTCATTTTATTTAATGATTTAGTTTTTGATAAAAAAATGACCTTACCAGAAATTAAGACTTTTATACGTGAATCCATTAATTTGAAAATTAATTAATGGATTTTCCAATCTTAATTTTAAACGGTTCTAAGCGACCATATTTATCAACAGCGTGTTATTGTGGAGGGTTTACTAATAATGGCATAGAATACCGTTATTTACCAAAACACGACTGTTTTATAATGAAAAAGCATTTATCAAAACTTAACAAACACTTGAAAGCAGGATTAAAAATAAGTGATTTTGATGTTAAAGCAAAATAAATATACTTTTATAGTTGTTTAATTAAAAACGTTTTGTATATTTGTCATGTAATTAAATCACTAAAACCATGAACTGGATAGAAATCGAACAAGAAAAACCAACAAAAAGCGATGTGTATTTCGTTAAGAGCAAAACAGGTCGTAAAGCCGTAGTTTATTACGATGTTGAGAGTGACGTCTGGCATTTTAATAGTTTAGCGTCTAATAATAATAAATATGTACTATGGCTAAAAGAGTAATAAAAAACATCGAATTTCAAAACAAAATTTTAGAAGTTCACTTTTACCACCATAAAGCCGAAGCGGATACGGGAACACCCGAAGCCGTTGAATTAGAACAGGTTTTTTTAGATGGTCATGATTTAATTGAATTACTCGATCACAAAGTAAAAGATATTGAAAACGAAATTTTAAAAAGTTTGTAAGATGAAAGCAAAAGATGCGGTATTTTATTTAAGGCAAAATAATATTAAAATCACAGAAGCAAATCTTAGGTTTAAATTTTACTCAGGTAAAATAAAAGGAGAATTAACTAAAGAAATTTTAGATTTTGCAATCGAAAACGGTATTTTTAAAAAATCAAATCGCCCAAATATTTCAGAAGAAAAAAGCAAAGAAATAGTTGATTACTTTCTGAAAAATAAAAATAATTCAACAAAACAAATGGCAGCTTTTTTTGATGTAGGGATAAGCACCATTAACCATTGTATTGACAACTATTTCAAATCTAAAAAAATCGGTTTTAAAGATGCCTAGAAAACAAAACACAAACAAAAAAACGAATCCCAACGCTGGTAAATCTATTTTTCAAATTGAACGGGAATTACTTGAAAAAGCTAAAAATATGACCGATTTAGTCACGCCCGAAAAAACTACTAAGGGTTGGGTATGGGTAACAATGGGTAAAACCTGTAAACAAGTATCGCCCGAAAATTTAGAGAGTTATATTAGTGATGGGTGGAAATTATCAAATAAAAAATAAAATAATTAAAAATATAGTTGTTTAATGATTATTTATTACTATTTTTGTCAAACTAAAAAACAGTTTTTACCATGAAAAAATTAAATGCGCTTATTAGAAAGTTTGAAATTTTGCCAGATGGTACATTGCACCATAACAAAGATGTTTTGGAATTGATTAAATCAATACGGGACCACATCGAAACCAAAAAAGCAAAAAAGCTAGAGAAGTACAAAAGAAAAACGGCTTTACAAATGCGTACGATTACCGAGCAATCAAAGCAAAATGTTTTAGATTTTATTGAAACGCCCGAATTTAAACAAATGATGAATAGCTTATTTGTTACCAAAATTTCGGAATCATTCGGTAATAATGGATATAATAAACAATTAAATTTAGTTATTAAAACAGCCTGCAAAGGTAATTACAGCTACGGAATAGATAAAATACTAGCATTATTAAACGAATCTTATAAAAAATTTCAACATGAAAATTAAAATCAAAAAGTTACACAAAAACGCTATAATCCCATCTTATGCTAAAGATGGGGATGCTGGTATGGATTTAACGGCTATTTCTTTAGAATTATTAGAAGATTTTGGCTGCATTAAATATAATTTTGGCTTATCTATTGAAATTCCAAAAGGTTATGTAGGTTTAATATTCCCACGTTCAAGTATTTATAAGAGTTTGCAAATGATGAGCAATTCAGTCGGCGTAATTGATTCGGGTTATAGAGGGGAGTTGTCGGCTATTATGAATAGCTACGGAAGTTATATGTTAGGCGATAGAGTTGCGCAATTAATAATATTACCTTATCCTAAAATTGAGTTTGAAGAGGTTACTGAATTAAGCGAAACAGAGAGAGGTACTAACGGGTATGGATCAACTGGTAAATAAATATAAACACAATGGAAAAAATACAAATGCGTTGTACAGAGGAACAATTTAACAGAGATTTAAAACCGTTTTTAGTTGATGCGGGTGTTGATTTATCACAATGTTACGCATTTGAAATAAATGATTTTTTGCAAACAAATTACAATCCAATTAATATAGTTGGCACTTGGACTCGGTCTATTAATTACAAAACCATAGATTACAACCCTAAACAATTTCTAAAACATTTAGGTATTGATATTTATGAGGTGGGGGATGTTGTTGAATATCTAGGTTATAACTATGAAGTATCTATATTAAATTCAAAGTATTGTTTAAAAAGAAGTTATTTAGTCACTAAAATGTCAAAAACACTCTACGAGCTTAACAAAACAATTCAATTTTTAAAATCACACGAAAAACCAGTTTTAAATATAAAAGTTAAAACCGAATTTTTAAACACTTTAAAATATAACTTTAAAAAAACAGAAAACAAAATGCAAGAAAAACCATTTACAATTGAACAAGCTAAAGAAATGTTGCTTAATGAAAAGTTAAAAGAATTAGCTTTTAGATATTATCCTGAGTTGAAAAGTCCAGTTAATCCTATTGATGAGGATTTGCTTGAAAAATTAAGTATTAATATGTTTGGGAATGCAAATAAAATACTTATAGCTAAACAATCTGCAATATCTATAAATAGAGTTGATTTAGATGGTAAATCTTTAATTGTAGACGAAACAATTGAAATAATTTTACATAAAGTTTTTACAGGCGGTACATTAATCGAATTTAAATACAAATAACTATGAAAAAATTAATTTTATTTTTAGCGTTAATTTCGCTATCTTGCACAAAGGATAATTGTGACGATAAACTAAAAGAACTTTATCAGAAAAAATACAATGCCTTGAGTTATGCTCAAACAAGCAATCAAATACAATCTATTGAAAAACAGTTTGACAACGAAGAAAGAAAAATTTTAAGTAATTGTAAGTAATGGCAGCACCTAAAGGAAATAATTATTGGGAATTTAGAAATAAACATGGGCGTGACTTTAAGTACACGCCTGAGTTATTTTGGGACGAAGCTGTAAAGTATTTTGAATGGATGTCTACCCGTGTTTGGAATAAAAAAGAATCTATTAAAAGCGGTGATTTAGCAGGCACAACAATGGACGTGCCTACATCAATTCCAATGAGTAAAGGTTCGTTTTGTTTGTTTGCAGATATAGACGAAAAAACCTTTGATAACTACCTTAAAGGAGAAGGATACGAAGATTTTTTTCGTATCACAAAAGACATTCAAACAATTATAGATTCACAAATGTTTGAAGGCGCAACGGTTGGAGTGTTTAACGCCAACATTATAGCTCAGAAATTAGGATTGGCAAATAAGGTAGACCACACAACTAACGGTAAAGAAATACAAATACCAGTTATAGGAATGACTATAAAAAATGAGTAACGGAATCAATTTAGAATTTAATGTTTTCGGCAACACTAAGCAATTAGAATGTGCTAAATATTGGATTGACAAAGAAACTATTGATATTGCTTATGGTGGGAGTAAAGGATCTGCTAAGTCTTTTACTGGTTGCTCTTTAATATTTGGGGACGCTTTAATATATCCTGAAACTCATTACTTTATAGCTCGAAAAACATTAACCGATTTAAGAAAATTCACGATACCATCAATTCACGAAGTTTTAACAAATTGGGGTATTACTGAAAAATATTACAAATACAACGGTCAAGATAATTATTTTCAGTTATACAATAAATCAAAAGTTTTTTTAATTGATGCTAAATATGCACCGTCCGACCCTAACTATATGAGGTTTGGTTCTATGCAAATGACAAGGGGATGGATTGAAGAGGCGGGAGAATTTGAAGAGGAATGTAAAAATAACTTACAGGCTAGTATAGGGCGTTGGAAAAATGATTTATATGATTTAACGCCTAAATTATTACAAACGTGTAACCCAGCTAAAAATTATCTTTATCGAGATTATTATAAATTAGCAAAAGAGGGTAAATTAGAAAGCCACAAGAAATTTATACAAGCTTTACCGAGTGATAATAAAAAATTACCGCCTGAATATATTAGTAATTTACTTAAAATATTGTCACAAAACGAGATACAACGACTTGTTTATGGCAACTGGGAATTTGACGATAACCCTTATGCGATATTTGATTATAATGATATTCTTAATATTTTTACTAATGAATTTGTAAAAAAGACAAATGAGAAATATATTACAGCGGACATAGCTTATGAGGGTTCAGATAAATTTGTTATAGGTGTTTGGGATGGTTTTGTTTTAGAAAAAATAATAGCTATTGACAAAATAGACGAAACTCTGGTAGCAAAAAAAATACACGAAATTAGAATTGATAATCAAGTGCCTTTGACTAATGTTGTTTATGATGCTGATGGATTAAAGATGTTTGTTAGACAAAGTGCAGAAAGTGGGTATTTAGCAGGAGCTAATCAGTTTCACAACGGAGGACGTCCAATAAAAATAGAGGGGCAAATAGAAAACTTTACTAATTTAAAAACGCAATGTTATTTTGAATTAGCTAAAAAAGTAAAAGAGAATAAAATATTTATTCAAACCAAAGATTACCGAAAACAAATAATTGAGGAGTTAGAGCAGATTAATAAAATGCCTTTAAATGATGACGGTAAAATTAAATTGGAACAAAAAGACAACATTAGAGAACGTTTAGGGCGTTCGCCTGATTTTGCCGACATGCTAATGATGCGAATGTTTTTTGAATTAAAATCTGAGGAATACGAAATAATTTGGTAATTTTGAAGTTAAATTTATTATTGTTATGATTTTCAACGAACAAGAAGCTTTAGATATAGTTAAAAAACACGCTGATAAAACAGAAGAATGGGTAATTAACTCTAGAAAAACAAACAGAACCTTAAAAGCGTTAGTTGACGGTGAAAACTTTTCGGAGGAGTTAATCGAGCGTATTGAGTTTATTGAAAGCGCAGACCGGGCAAAAGCACGTAAAAGATATTCTAAAGATATTCGAGACGTTTTTTTTCGTGTTATGGCGAAACGTAGAAATGTTTTTGATGCTAATGGAGGTAGCGAAAATATATTAATCAAAAACGATAATTTAATCGAAACTTTTAATAAAAAACTTTCTTCTTTTAAAAATGGTAAATCAATAAGCCGTTATTTATCTGAAAATTATTTCAAGTTATTAGACACAGACCCTAACGGAGGTATTTTAATCGAATATAATAAAAAAGAAGAAATATACCCAGCTTACAAATCAATTCAAGATATTAGATTTTACGAATCAAAAGGTCAATTAGTTGAATATATTTTATTCGAGCCTAAAGTTATAAATGAAAGAGATATTAAAGAATGGCGTTTGATTGACGACTTAAACGATTGGGTAATTACGCAGATTGGTGAAATGTTTTTAATTAATAAAGACAAATCATTTGAGCATCCTTTCGGAGAAGTTCCTTTTTTAATACTTTCTGAAAATCAAAAAACAGGCAACAACGAAAGAATATCGCCTTTAAATTCTATAATTGAATTAGCTAAAGATTATGCACGAGATAAATCTGTTTTAAGTATTTATAAATTTTTAAATGGATTCCCTATTCATTGGCGGTATGTGTCACAATGCAGAAGTTGTAACGGGAGCGGTAGAACTCAGGAGGGTAAATGCGGAACATGTGACGGTAGAGGTTACATGGGTAAAGGCGATGTTACTGACATGGTTACTTTACCTTTGCCAAAAGAAGGACAGCCTAATATTGCGCCTAATATTGCAGGTTTCATAAAACCTGATTTAGACACATGGCAGCAATATAATAGCGATTTGCGGGACATGGAAAATATCATGGAAGATACTATTTGGGGTACAGATAGAATACATAAATCACAAGTAAATGAAAGCGAAACAGCAACAGGTAGATTTATAGACACACAACCGATTAACACCGCATTAAATTACTTTGCTGATATTGTAGAATTTGCGCAAAACAAAATGGGTAATTGGTTATTAAATTTTATCGACCCAGTTAAAAGTAAAGACGAGGTTTTATATTATATGAGTTACGGGCGAAGGTTTATTATTGAAAGTCCAGACGTTTTATTGACAAAGTACGAAGATGCTAAAATTAAAGGATGTAATATTTTAATTTTAGACAAATTATTAGAAGAATTTATATTGTCTAAATACAAATCAGACCCAATAATGCAAAACGCAATGCTTAAAAAAGCAAAAGTTGAGCCTTATGTTCATTTGTCAAATAAAGAAATATTTGATTACTTTGGATCAGTAGAAGTAAACAAAAAAGATTTGTTCCAAAAGTTTGGGCAAACAGCAGATGTTAACAAAACAGTCGAACAATTACAAAAAGAATTTGAATCATTTTTTAACCTTAATAAATTAAATCAAAATGAAAGTATGCAAATTAATTAGGTTGCTATCCAAAGATGCAAACCGCTTATTTAAAAAAGACGGAGCGAGCGAGGTAGTAAGAACAAAAGTTGTCGTTTCTGAAGAAGTAGTTTTAGATTCACAAATAACATTTGAATCTAGCGGACTTATTTATGTAGTAGACGAAGAGGCTACAAAAGCTAGATTAGACAAAAAAAACAAAGTTGTTGTCGAGACAGAAAAACAAAAAACTAAATAATCTATGAAATTTAAAGTAGGTAACAAAATCTTTGAGGTTTCAAAGGAGACTATTGACGGAGGTCAGGAAGAAATTATATTAGGCGAAAACCTAATAATAAGAACAGCAGAAGAGGAAAACTCTTTTATTGAAAATCACAAAAAAGACGCTCGAAAAGAGGGTTTGGAAATTGCAATTAAAAAACAACGTGAAGCATTAGGGCTAGAATTCCAAGGCAAAACAATTGAAAATTTAATCGAAGCGGTTTCTAAAAAAGCACTTGAAGACGCTAAAATAGAACCAGCCGAACAACTAAAGAAACTACAAACAGTTTTAAGCGAAAAAGAAAACGCACTACAAAACGCTATAAAAAATGTTCAAGATATTGAGGGCAATTTTTCAAGATACAAAAGCGAAATTACAATTGATAAAGAACTAGATTCTTTGATTCCTGAAAAAACTATTTTAGCAAAAGACGATATTAAACTACTTATCAAAAACAAGTTAGTTTTAGATATTGACGAAAACGGTAAAGTAGTTGTAAAAGACAAAAGCGGAAATGTTTTAAAAAACAAAACAACAGCCGACCCATTAAATCCAAAAGATGCTATTGATGACTTTTTCAGAAGCAATCCATCTTACATTGGAAAACCAAGCGGAGGCAGTGGTCAAGGCGACTCAGGATCAGGAGGTAAAAAACAATCGATTGATGAATTTATAAACGAACAAAAAGAAAAAGGTGTTGCGCCTAATTCAAAACAGTTTAACGATGAGTTATTGAGTAGACAAAAAAATGATTTAATTGATTTAGGATAATATGGTAAATAGACTAAAAAAACTAAAATTCAAAAGTTTACCGACTGTAAATTTTTTTATCAATAAAATTGATGATTTGAAAAGTATAAAAGAGTACAATACTTTCTTAAGTAAAGAACCAAAACGAACCGATTTTATAAATTTTGATAGTGATGGATTTGAGCTTAATGATAACGTACCAATTTTCAAAGGATGGTCTGTTTGTACGGAAACATCAAACGAACAAATAAAAGTAGCTAAAAAAGATAATTGTAGGATTTACTTTGACACAAAAGACGGTGTAATTGTAGTAAATGAAACAAATATGGCAGATAATTGTACTTACAATGATTTAGCTATTTTCTTTGAAGGCAAATTAGAATTAAACTAAAAAAATAACCCCCGTTAATTCGGGGGTTTATTATTTTTACATCAAATGTTATATAAATGATATTTTTGTTATATTTGTAACAATATCATACTACGAAGTAGGACTACTTCAAGAACATTGAGCAGGTTCGCTCAAAATTAATCATTATTTTATTAACCAATAACGTAAAAGCAAAATGGCAAATTACACATTGGCGAACCTTGTAAAAGCTCAAATAGTATTGCAAGGCGAGTTCGCAAACAACGACCAAAGATACCGCATACCTGCAGTATTTAAATTATTCTTAAACGGTACAGAAAGATTATTCCCTTCATATCGTGAATTAAAAACATCGGACACAAGAGCGATTGATGCTAACTATTTCAAAAGAACAGCAACGTCATTATCAACTTCTGGAAGAGCGCACAATCACACAGGTACAGGTGGAGATTCAGGGGTTTTAGCTTTAGCATGGCAAACTTATTCAGATACTTTTTCTATGACGTTAAAACAAGCTGACACTTCTATTTTCTCATGGCAAGAAATGTTTAACAATGAAATTAGAAATAAAATCATTGATTTTGCTAATGGTTTAGATTCAGTTGCGTCTACTTTCTTATTTAGCAATAGAACAGGTGTAAATTCAGCGACGGTTAAAGGTGCATTCGATGCTACTGATGACGTTTATGTTATCGCAGGAGCTAATAAAGACGAGGCAATGACAATTACTAAGGTAGTAGCTGATATTAACAAATATCAAGGGCAGGTTTTAGATATTGTTTGCGATTCTTATTCTTACACCGACTTCTTAAAACAAGCGGCTCAGGGTGCTACAAATGCTACGAATTTATCATTCCAATTTTTAGGGACAACCTTTGTTCATGATCCAAGTTTAGGAGCTAAAGCGGTTGCGTTAGATGCTAATTATGTAGAGGGTTTTTGGTTAGCAGTCCCTAGAGGTTACGTAGGATGTTTAGACTGGATTCCAGTACAAAACAGACAAGGTGTTGAAACATCTGTAAATATGTACGGCAGAATTAACAACCCAGTTGATTTATTAGATTACGCTGTTCATAGCTACGAAACAAGAGCAGACGGTACTTCTGTAAACGGTCAAAAACAAGACGTTGTTACTCAAACAGAGATTTCAATTGATTTATCTTTCAATTATGCTCCTAGCTCAGTAACAGACGAAACTCCGATTATGGCTTTCGCAATTGTAACAGCTTAATTTTATAAATTATGGCAAATATTATAGACTTTTCATATTTCATTAATGACATTTATGTTCCGATGGTTTCAGTGCCATCGGTTCAATCTCAATCAGTTCCAACAGTTAAAAACTGTTTAATTGATAAAATTAATGTAATTGAAAAGTCTATATTATTAAATGCTTTAGGCTTAGACTTGTATAATGAAATTCAATCGAATTTAGCTGATTTAACAAATGCACCACAAAAAATAAAAGACTTAGTAAACGGTATTACTTATGATGGCAAGATATGGGAGGGATTAAAAAATCCTAAATCATTAATTGCTTATGCTGTTTACTACTATTTTTTAGATGATGTTGAAAAAGGATTATTTGCGCCTCACGGTGTTTATAAACTTGCAGACTCAGAAAAAGAGAAGTTTAGCCCGATGTACAAAATGGCTTATTCGTGGAATATATTTTTAAACAAATATCAGTCAGGATGTTTTAAAATGGGACATTCTACAATTGATGGTTGTGAATATATTGATTTTATTGATAGTCAAGAAAGTATAGAGCGTTCATTATATCAGTTTCTTTACGATAAAAAAGACACTTATAATTTTGACGAAACTAAATTTCGTTTTTATAATGATAAGCAAACAAGCGGTATTTGGATTAATACAATGAATTAATTATGCTACCAGTATTTGAGCAAAGGTTAGGAGAACTAGTAGATATATTGCCATTAGTGGTAATAAACGAAACTGATTTTAAGGTAATGTATAATTGGGGAACTATCGAAGTATTAAAAAAATACTTAGCCAATAACCCGAACTGTTATCCATTAGTTTGGTTAGTGCCTACTAAAACCACAAATAACACCGTTCAAAAGACCACAAAGGCACGTGCTACAATAGCAATAGCTACAAAGTCAGATAAACAGCATGAGTTTAACGGTTTTATTTATGATACTGATTATCGCATTATTTTAGATGTAATTGAAAGTAATTTAGTAAAAGCATTACAAAGTTCAAGTATATCTAACGTTTTAGATGAATATGAAAGCGAAAAGATGCCTAACTATTTAGTTACACTAAGCGAGAAACAAACGCCTATTGATATTTGGAACGCAACATTTTTAGATATTGAAATTGAATTTAATAACTATTGTCTAAGACCTATAATTTTTTAAACATGGCAAAGAAAAACGAATCAAAACCAATTGTAGAGGAAATTGAAGTAAAAGAACCGATTAAGATTTTCGTTTTACAACGGGATTTTGACAGCTCGAAATACGGAAATTTAAAAGCAGGGGCAACAATTGAAATTTCAAACAAACAAACAATAGAAATATTAACCAAACAAAAATATATCACAAATGATAGTAAATAGTTCATATTGTGCGGTGGCTAATAACGGCATACCATACACAGGTTTAGATCATTGCCCTGTAAACATTAAAAACGTAAGAGTATTGGCGTTTTTAAAACGTGGGCAAACATTCGGGACAATAGCAAGTCCTACAGCGATTACATTAAGCACGTTAAATGCTTTATCAGTTGCTAAACAAGCAATAGTAGTTAACGGAATTTTCGAGTTTACCCAGGCAGTTGTTGAGGATTCTTTAGAAGAGAACCCAGACACAGGCGCAAGTGTTGTAACTCGTAAAAACCCTTACGACTTTACGGCATCATTTAAAAACAAAGGAGTATTTTTCGACAACCAACTAAGAAAATTAGAAAGTAACGAAAATTACGATTTGTTTATCTTTGATTCAGAAGGTACTTTACTTGAAACCACAACAGTTTCAGGAAATATTAAAGGTTTTGGAGTTGGAATGATTGCAGTAGGTCAGCATCAATTAGGTAAAGGTGCAACGGGTGCTATTACTACTTTGAGATTCCAATTAACGCAACCATCAGAAATGAGCGAGCGTAAAGCGTGGGTAATTGAAGACGAATTAGGTTTTAATGCTGAAACCGAATTAAAAGGGGTTAATTTCTTGAACTTATCAGTAACCACGCCAAGCGACGGAGATACTACAGTAGCTTTCAATATTAAAGATGCCACTAAAGGTATACCTAATAATATTTTCGTAACTGCTGATGTCATTTTCAAATTGAACGGTGTTACAAATGCGGGTACAGTTGTTTCTTTAGGTAGTGGAAACTACACTAAATCTATGACCGTTGCAACAGGCGATATAGTAACTGCTCAAGTTGAAATTAAAACAGTAGCAGGCGTTAATTACGAAAGTAATTTAGTGAGTGTCACTACAATAGCATAGTTGTTTTTTTAGTTGTTTTTTAGTTTAAAAGGGTGTAATTAATTTTACACCCTTTTTTTTATTAATTTAGTAAAAAATTAAAGAATATGTTTATTTATAACTTTTCATCGCAAAACGGAGCTTTACGGATTCAATTAGTTTCCGATCAAAGCGAGCGTTTTTTATTTTATCCTAGTTTAGAGCGGATAAACGATAAATTAAATATAAAAGAAGCTGGTACTTTGTCACGCAGCTTTTTATTTACCGAAGTTGGAACGGTTGCGGGCGTTACACCTACCGACTTAAACAATGCGGGCGATTTGATAACAGATTTAATTGAATCAATAAAAGTTTCTGCAAATCCATCATTAACCGATGCTCAATTAAGAGCATCTGCAATTCAAGTAACTTTATCGAATCCCGAAGATTTAAAACGTGATTTTGATTATTCAGCTACTAATTACAGTACTTTAGTTGCTAACTATCCAAGCGTTTTAAAAAATAAAATAGCCTACGTTTACCAATCACAAGGCGTTAAGTATATTAACGAAAAGGTAGCAGGTCACTATATTTTTGATGGCACAACATGGCAGCCTTACAAATACCCTGTTTCGGTTGATGAAATATTAAAAGTTGATACGCAATTAACGCAACCGTTAACAGATGCTCAATTAAGAGCGACACCAGTACAAGTAACTGAAAGCAATCCAATAACGGGATTTGCAATGCAAACCACATTAGCCGAAATAAAAGCAAAAACAGATAACTTAGATGTTTTATTAAGCAGCATAACCAAACCAACAGACACGCAACCTATTAGTGCGACCGCTTTACCATTACCAACAGGCGCAAGTACTTTAGCTGAACAACAAATTCAAACGACTTTATTACGGAATTTTAATACAGTAATTGAAGAAATACAGCAAACAGGTTTTTATATAGGTAAAATAGCTAAAGCTTTTATGATTTTAGGTAGGCGGATATCATTTTCTTCAAATACTTTATTTAACGATATTGGGGAAGCTATCGGCGTTGGTGCATTGGCTAATTTTCCAATATTAACAGGTGCAGAAACATTACAACTTATATCAACTAATGCAGCCGACTCATCCGCAGGCACAGGAGTAAGAACGGTTAAAGTTACTTACATAAACACTTCAAATAATTTAGTTCAAAGTGCCAGTATTACACTTAATGGCACAACAGCTGTAAATTGTGGTTTTAATGCAAATGCTGTTTTATGGATTGAAAGCCAAACGGTAGGCAGTAACGGTGCAGCAGTTGGAAATATAACACTAAGAACGTCCGCCCCACTTTCTTTAATTCAAATTACCGCCAACGGTAATAAATCAATGGATTCTTTTTTTATGGTCCCGATTGGTTATACTGCTTACTTAACTGCATGGAATGGATCATGTATTGCGAATGAACAAGATTTAAGAATAAGAGCAACTGTTAATACTTTGGATAGAAGTGTTACGCCTAATGTATATCATTTTCAGGATAACAAATATTTGCCAGCAAATACAAGCGACGAAGTTATTTTGCCATGGTTAAAATTACCTGAATTAGCAAAAGTAAAATGCAGTACAATTTCGGCAAGCACGGCAGGCGCAACAAGAATTGAAAGCGGATTTACAGTAATTTTAATACAAAACTAATTATGGGATTTTTAAAATTTAAAACAGTTTCGTGTGGTTATTTAATTCAAAACACAAATATTGATTTAGAGGGGCAAAAAAATGAATGGCGTTTACGTGACCGATCAGATATATTATCTATTGACTTAAATAAAGCACAGACAAAAATATATTTTTCGCTTAAAAACCGTGAATTTAACTTTGAGTTAGATTTTAACCAAGTGTTGGATTTTGACGGTATAACGTTCACAAACAATTTTGATTTATTTAAAAAGTTTTGCGATGTAAAAAATGGAACTGCAATAAATTGGTAAAATATGTGTTTCGACCTAATTTATTTCATACTATTACAAAAGTTGGCTTGGGATAGTCGAATGAGTTACACCACAATAAAGGGCGTGGACTTTAATTTTTTATTTGATGGAGTTGGTACAAGCCAATTGAAAATAGCAGGCGTAATGCTTACGGATAACTATTCTTTTATAGCACTTTTATAATGAGAGTTGACGATATGATTTTGAAGCTACAAAAAGTACATAACGACATACCTAGTATAGTCGAAAAGGTAACTTTGTCAAATAGTAGCAAAATCATAGAGTTAAACCGTTCTTTACAACTGTATCAAAAAGGTATTGACTCAGAGGGGAATAAATTACAGAAATACACAAAATCAACCGTACAATTTAAACGACAAAAAAACCAATTATTTAAACATACAACGTTGAAAGATACTGGTATGTTTTATAATGGTTTTAGAATTATTGTTAAAAATAATATCCTTTATATTACGTCCACCGATGACAAAACAGAAGATTTAATGAGTAAGTACGGACGTAATATATTTGGACTTACAAACGAAAACAAAGTAACTATGTTTAACGAAATTATAACGCCCGATTTATGCGACTATTTAAACAAGCTGATTTAAGTATTTATTTAAAATGCGATGAATTGCCTATTTGGAATTTTTACCAATTGTTAAAAACAAACGATTTTAATTATTTGCTCAAAAAAAATAGCCGTAAAATAAAAGAATCAGATACCGAAAACCTAAATAAATTATACTTTGATCTGTTTAATGAGTATGTAGAGCTATCTAAAAACGAAAGCGTAATTTCTTTACTTAAAAAGCGTGCAAAGATTAACATTTTGAACATGCGTGCTTTAGTATGTACTTTATCAATTGACTACATAATTCAAGATATAGACAAAGAATTTTATATTGATATACTCAAAAAACAAGGAATTTCATTTGATTTAAACAAAGATTTTCAAACTGAGATACAAAATTCTATACAATGGGTAAAGGCATTTAAACAAGAGATTAAAGAATTAGAATTTGAGTTAAATGAAAAGACTACACAAGAAGAAAAAAGTGTAGAAAGTCAAGCCATAAGTATTTCACGTTCGTTAAATTTGGCGTACCGATTAAATACTAAAGAAATTACTGTAACGGAATGGTTATCACTAATCGAACAAACAAAAGAGCAAAGCAATGGCAAACGGGATTAATTTAATTGTTACCAAAGAAGCGCAAACGCAAGTAAGCGACTTAATAAAATCACTTGAAACTGTAAAAACAGAGATAGCTCAGGTTTCGGCTGAAGCTTTGAAAATGTCAAAGGCTTTAAAAGACATTAAAAAGCCTAGTGACATGGTTGATATGGGTAAGCGTCAAGAAGCGCAAATAAACGCATTAACTAAAACTATTGAAAAAAACGAAGCTATTATAGCAGCGTTGCGTAAAAAATCAGTTTCTGATGCTGAAAAAGAAGCTAAGGCAAAAGAAAAATTACTAGAGAGAGAACAACGTGCTAGGGAAAACCAAGTAAATAGAGAAAGCGCATTGCGTGAACGTTTGGCATCTCAAAGGCAACGAGAAGAAAGACAAAATGAAGCGACTCAAAGGCGTGAAGAAATTCGTTTACGTGCCTTAAATAGCGCGTACGTTCAGCTTTCAAATGCCGAAGCATTAGCTGCTAGAACTTTACAAGATTTAATCGCACGGGGTAGAACAGCAACGCAAACACAACGTGAGTACAATAGAGAGGTTGCAAGTGCTACAACTAACTTTCAAGGACTTAGAACACGTTTATTACAAGCCGACGAAGCAACTGGGCGATGGAATAGAACGGGAACACGTACAATAAGTATGTTTCGTGATTTATTCGGCGCTTTAGGAATTGCTGGCAGTATTGTTATGTTGGTAAATTTTGTAAAAGAGGTTTTTACAGTTACTAAAGAATTGCAAAGTTTAGATTTAGCATTAAAACAAGTTTCTAAAAGTGATGCAGATTTTGCAGAAAATCAACAGTTTTTAACAAGAATTGCAGAGGCTTATGGTGCTGAAATAAAAGGATTGACGAAGCAGTTTACACAATTTTATGTTTCTGCTAAGGACAAGCTAGGTAAAAAAGAAATAGAGAGAATATTTGAAAGTATTACAAAAGCTTCGGGCGCAATGGGGCTTTCAGTTGATGCTCAGGAGCGTGCGTTTTTAGCTTTAAACCAAATGATGTCCAAAGGCACGGTAAGTGCTGAGGAGTTAAAAGGACAGTTAGGCGAAGCGTTGCCAGGTGCTTTCGGTATAATGGCAAAAGCCGTGGGAGTTACCGAAAAAGAATTAGGTAAAATGATGCAAAAAGGAGAATTTTTAGCAGCCGACGTACTGCCAAAATTTGCAAAACAACTTGAAATTTCATTCGGTATTGAAAATACCAATAGAATTGAAAGTTTAAGTGCATCAACTACAAGATTATCAAACTCATGGACTGATTTCATAAGAAGTTTAAATGGTTCGCAAAATGCTTTAGGTACTTTCTTTTCATTTTTCATAGACGAAATAAAGGATACAGTTGTTGAGTGGACAAAATTAATAAACGCAACGAAAGAATTTAAAGATGTTGTTTCTGAAAAACAACAAGGCGGTTATGATTCACAGTTAAAAGCTTTACGTTCGGAGGCTGAAAAAACAGGTGTTTCTTTTAAAGATTTGGCACGTGTTAGACAAGACCAAGCAATTAAACAAAGGGAAATTAATAAAACAGAATTAAATGAAGCCAAAGAAAAAGCCACTAAAATGGCTAAATGGGGCAGTACTAAATTATTAAGCGATCAAAACGAAAAAATACGTGAAATTGCTAAGTCATACGCTTTTTGGAATGGTGTTGTAAAAATTACAAATGATATTTTAACAGGCAAGGTAAAAGTTACAGAAGAAGAAACTAAAGTAACAACCGAGCAAAATAAAACTATAGAAGAAAACACTAAATTAAAACGTGAAAACGCAGAGATAATTGAAATGCAATCAAAAAGTACCGATTCACTTTTAGACGCTTTAGAAAAACAAAAGAAGTTTTTTGAAGAGGTACGCCAAGCCACCGCAAGAAACTCAAAAGAATACGAATATTGGACTAAATTAATTGAAGGCTCACAAAATTCAATTGATTTAATTACAGACCCTAGTAAAGTAATTAAAGCGGGCGATGGTTGGGAGAAAGCATTAAAACAAATGTCCGATGCTTCTGGTTCACTAGATGAACAGTTGAAAAAAAGTGAGCAGCAAATTAGCAGTTATTTAGGTAAATTTAAAGATGATTTTGTAAGTCAAAGTGGTTTCAATACATTATTTGAGGTTCTTGAAAATAAAATACCTGAGTTTGGTAAAAATTGGAAAACTACATTTGTTGCAATGGCTGAGGTTGCTCAGGAAGCATACGCATTTATTAACCAAAGTGCACAGGCAAACTATGAGGTTCAAAAACAAAACACTGATTTATTAAGAGATAACGCCTTAGCTTATGCCGAAACCGAAGAACAAAAATCTTCAATAAACAAACAGTACGACAACGAAATAAGAAGAATAAAAAACGAACAGGCAGAGCAAGCAAAACAGCAAGCTATATTTAATATTTTAATTAATACGGCTCAGGCAATTGTAGCGACTTTAGGACAAACAGGAGCTTTCGGCATACCATTAGCTTATGCCGTTGGTGCAATTGGGGCGGCTCAATTAGCTGTCGTTTCATCTCAGGAAGTGCCGAAATTTAAAGATGGTGTGCGCGGATTTGGTGGTGGTGTAGCGGTTGTTGGGGACGGTGGTGTGAGTGAGTTTATTAAAACACCTGATGGACGAATAATGAAAACGCCTAATACAGATACTTTGGTTAATTTGCCAAAAGGCACTGATGTATTTAAAAACGAGAAAGATTTAATATTAAATAACCCACAATTAACTAACTTTGAACAAAAAGATAATAGCATTAGTATTATTCGTGGTATTGACGGTGCAATGGGTAAATACTTTGCTAAAATTC